CCAAGGCCGCTCTCACCGGCGGTGCCGCCAACGCCGCTGGCACCCTCGCCACCGCCGAGGCCGCCCTCGCTGGGCCCGTAGCCGCCTTCAGCTGGCGCACCCTCGACGCCCGCCACGCTGTCCTGCGCGCCGGAGATCGCGGCCTGCGCCTCGGCCTCGGTCACGCCGAGATCGGCCGCCAGCGAGGCGGCGGCCTGCTGCGACGGGCTGACGGCGTTCGGGGCCGCATAGCCGGTCGGGCTGGTTGGCGCGGTGCCGATGTCGGCGGCCATCGCCGCGGTGATGCCCGGCGTCGACCAGCCCTGCTGCGGCGCGGTGCCGATGTCGGCGAGCTGGGCCGCCGTCGGCGCTATGGTGCTCGCCTCGACCGACGACACCGGCGTCGTGTCCTCGTAGCCAAGTTCGTTCGCCGCGGCGATCGCCTGCGCGGCATCGACGTCGTCCTGCGTCACGCTCGGCGGCGCGGGCGGCGCGGGCGCTGCGGGTGCCGAGATGGCGGTGGCGGGCGAAGTGGGCGACACGGCGAAGCCGGAGCTGAAGCCGGGCGCTCCCGGCGCGGCCGTTCCCGGCGCGCCCGTCGTAGCGGTTCCGGTGCCGCCGAGCGGGCCGGGCGTGCCAAAGCCGGGCGTGCCGGGCACGCCCGAGAAGCCGGGAGCCGGGCCCAGCCCTACGTTGCTGCTGCCGGGGTCGCCGAAGGCGGTCGTCGCATTGCCGAAGCCGGGCGGGCCGGGCGCGGGCGCGCCTTCAATCCCCTCGGTGCCATAGCCCATCGTCGGCGCGACGCTGGGCGGCGCGCTGGACGGCGTCGCCGTGGTCGTCGGCCCTATCGGCGAAACGGTGGTGTTCGGCGCTGGCACGCCCTCGGGGGTCATGGCTTTCCCCGCCACGGCTGCTTCATTGGCTACCGCCATGTCGTGCGCGTCTTGCGCCGCCTGAGGGTCGCCTTTGGTGGCCGCCGCATTGGCGGCCGCCTGCGCAGCCAGCGACGTGGGTGCGGACGTAGTGGCGGGCGGCGCGGACGTGGTGGCGGGCGGCGCGGCGGTCGGCGTCCCCGTGGTTGGCGTCCCCTCGGTTGGCGTCCCCTCGGGCGTGGCCTCCGGCGTGGCATCCGGCGTGGCAGGCGGCGCGTCGGTCGGCGTTCCGAGGCCGGGGTCGCTGTCGCCGAACTCGCCGCCCTCGCCGCGGGTCAGCTGCTGGGCGATCTTCTCGCGCATCGAACAAGCCTCGTAGGACAACCCCGATTGAAGGCATTTTTCCATGCTGGTCAGCGCCGGATCCACCGACGACACCGGCGGCAGCTGCGGCCTCGGCGTTGCGACCGGGTTGACCGACGGAATGAAGCCTTGGCCGAACAATCCACCCATCGTGCCGGTGTCGTAGCCGGTCGACGGCCCGGCAAGGTTGGTCGCGGTACCGTAGGGCCCGATGTCGGGGATGGTCGGGTACGCGTACGCCTTGTCGAGCCGAGCCATGGCCGCCCCTATACGTTGACACCGGCGGCGTCGTAGGTCGCCGCGATCGAGATCAATTCAACATCCGGCAGCGCCGCTTGCGCTATTGTCACTTGGCATATTGGCGCGTGGCTGAAGCCGGTAAAGCCGATCGACACCCACATCGTGTTGCGCACGGTCGCGGTGGCTGGCGCAGGCTGGTCCCACTGCGCGTAGGCGAGCTGGTCCGCGGGCGACGGCGGTGTCGGGCCCGGCGGCGTCGGTCCAGCATCTGGACCCCATAATCCTTGGTCCCAGACGTCGAGCGGGCCGGGATCCGGTGCGGCGGAAGGCGGCGTTGGTATGACAATCACATAGTCCGTCGTCGCGCTCAGCTGCGGCTGGAACGGCTCGCCCGCACGGGCCCGGAACGAGGCCCGCGCCTGCCGCCACACGATCGTCGCCGACTGCGAAGAAAACATCTCCCAGCCGCCGACCATGCTGGCGACGTAGGGCGAGCCGTCGTCGGTGCCGGTGCGCTCGAACTGGATGATCTTGCCGCCTTGGGTGCCGAAGAACGCGTCCGCGCGCATGCGGCCGAAGCACATCGCATCGAGGCCGGTGTAGCGCGTCCACGCGCCGGTGGCGATGTTAACACCGCCCATGGTGTAGTTACCTGCCGTGCCGCCGGGATAGCTGACGAACAAAGCACCATACTCATCCCACTTGCACATCGTCCACGGCTGAGCGCGTTTCGCGTTCACCTCGTCGCGCCACTGCGGCTTGATCGCGCGCGTGATCGCGGCCAACTCGAGTTGCGAGGTGTCCTTGGTGATCGAGGCCGAGATCGGGATGATGCCATCCACCGTCGCGATCAGCACGTCGCCGCCAATCGCCTGATGGCAGTTCATGCCGAGCGGAACGCTGGTGGCGTATCGCCCCTCCTGCCGCCAGTTGGTGGCGGTCGAAGGGTCCGAGCCAGTGAATATCAACAGCTCGCCCTGATCGGTCATGAACACGCACTTGTCGTCGATGCCGTCGCCCGCATCGATCGACCATGTGAAGCCGCACAGCAGCTTGCCGCCTTTCGTGGCGGCACCGGCGAGCGGTATCTGCAGGATGCGGCCTTGGAACGCATTGGTGGGGAGGTACCACGCGTTCATGGTGCCGCCTTCAATAAAAAAGTAGCGACCGCGGTACTTCCAGACATAGGTCAGGTTGTGACCGGCGATGCAGGTCGGCGGCGGCGTGATGGCGGGGTCGGCATTGATCTGGCTGGCGTTGAACGTGGTCCACGTCGTGCCATCAAAGTGCAGCACGTAATCGCCTGCGTCGTTGCAGACCAGCATGTGGTCGCCAGCCTGATTGGCGAGTTGCGAAGCCACGTAGTTGCCGGACAGCTGTCCGGTCTTGATCGAAACCGGCGTCGACGCCGTGACGTCGTACAGCTTGGTGGCGTTGCCTGCATACATGCGCTGCTGCGCGCCACTGATGAAAGTGAACATCGAGATCACGGGCGTGGTCTCTGGCAGCACTGCCCACGTCTTGGTGCCGCCGCGCAGCTTGATGCCCTTCATGGTCGGCATCCAGTTGTCGAGCACCAGCGCGCCGCCGGGCTGCATGAAACTCTCATTCTCGTTCAGGATCAGCCCGCGCGTCGGGGCCGGGATCGTCGTGGTCTGCAGCTGCTGCGCGACCTGCGGCGGCACGGCCTGTCGGCGAAAACCGCTGTATGCGGCGACGTTCATGGCGTCGGCACCGGGAACGGATACGCCGTACGGCCTTGCGACATCGGTCGGCGGCCGACGATGATCGGGGCCGGGCTGTCATGCCCCATCGCGATCGACAACGCGTCGGCGTAGGTGCCCATATCCTCGGCGTAACTGGTTCCCTTGTTTGCTTTCCATTGCCACACCATGCCGAGCTTCAGCAACCGCTCGTCGAGCCGGAAGCTGTCGGTGTCGGCGAGGAAGCTGTCGCCGTTGCCGCCGCTGTTCAGCTTGACGCAGTTCTTTTCGAGATACGGAAAGTAGGCGGTGATACCGACAGCAAGCACCGGCGCGATCAGCATCTGGCCGCCGATCATCGTCCACTCGCCAGCGGGGTCGTAGATGTTACGCGCGCGGCGGTTCAGCCACTCGTCGGTGTCGGGGACAAAGCGCATCGGGTACAGCGTCTGCGTCGAACGCCAGACATTGCCGGTCAGCAGCATGCGCTTGTAATCGGCAGGGAGGTTGAAGCCGGTCGCGACGCCGTCACCGGTGTAGGTTTGGGTCTTGCGAAACAGCGTCCAGTCGCGGGTGTCGTAAGAGATGCGCTGCGCCATTTCATTGGCGAGGCTGAGCATCTCCTGCATGGTGCGGTTCGCCGTAATGTTGGTGGTGATGGACGTCGGCAAGGTAACACCAACCACCGCGCATACATCCTTCACCACCGACAGCAGGGTCATGTCACGCCGCCTTGTTCCAGTCGTTCGCTAGTACGTCGGTCTGGCTCGCCAGCCACGGTACCAGCTTGTCATCCGCCGTCTTCATGTAGATGTAGGGCAGCGACATTTTCGAGTTCGCGTCTGGCGTTTGCAGCGCCAGCCACATGCCTTTTCCGTTCCAACCACTGCGGGAGACCTTTTCACCCGCCTTGAGAATACCGAGCGCCTGTCCGAAATCCATGATTGCCTTCCTTTCTGCGTGATGATGGCGTCACGCCGCCTTGTCCGGCCGCGAGTTGATGGCCATCCGCATCAGGTTCTTGCGGTTGAGCGAGCCGAGTGGGGCCTGACCGGTCTGCGCGGTGATGTACTCGCGCAGCTGGTCGAGCGACATCGCCTCAAACTCGTCGTCGACCGCTTCCTCGGCCGCACGGCGCGCCTGTCGCAGCTTCATGTCCTCCTCCAGCACGGCGTTGCGCGCTTTCAGCGCCTCCAGCTCCGCCAGCATCTGCTTATTCGGCGCGGACGCGCGGCCCTCGTCGATGAAAGCCTTGGCGTTGTTCTTCATTTCACGGCCGCCGGGCCCGAGGTTCTTCAGCTCCGCGCCTTCGATCGCGGCAAGCTGCTCGACGGTGTAGATGTTCTGCGCCCGCAGTTCGGCGCGGCGGCCGTCGGTCAGGAACGGCACCAGATCGAGCGGCGTGCCGCTCTTGGTCTGCGAGACCTTGGCCTTGAACTGCTGGTACTGGTGCCGAAAGCGTTCGGCATAAGTCTGCTTGGTCTGCTCGCCGGTCATGGGGTCGTCGACCCAGCGCGCGAACGCGGTAGCCGGAAACACCTTGACGTCCTTGAAGCCGGGCGCGCGGATCTCGCAGATCTCTTGGTCGTCGTAGATCGGTCGTCCCTCTTTCAGCGACGCCGCGTCGTTCTTGACCGCGAGATGCTTGAACAAGACAACGAGATGATCATCAGGATCGGTAACAGGCATGGGTCGTCCTTCCCTCTTGTGAAACGGTCCGGACCGCCTTCGCGGAAGGAAGGCTACTACCTACACGTCGGCGGCCCGGTGTACTCGGTTGCCCAGCGTTCGGCGTCAGGCAGCCGGGTTGCTGTCGTACATGCGCCAATTAAAGAGCGGGTTTGTCATCGTCAGCTCGCCCATCCAGCCGATAAACTGAGCGATGGCATCCTTGTCGATCGGCATCTGACCTTCACCGTCGAACAGGCGATCGAAGTTACGCGCGGAGTTGTAGCGCAGTCGCAGCGTGTCGGTGTTGATGCCGAAGGTGGTGTTGCTCGGCATGTTGGAGCCGATTCCGCCGTCGAGCACGATCTCCGCGCGCTTGCCGCCGCCGATATATTCGAGCGCACTGAAGCCAAGTTTGCCGAGGCTGGTCTCGTTCTGCTGGCGCTGGATCGCGATCGTCGCGGCGTCGTAGGCCGCGTAATGTTCTGGCGACATGATCAGCAGGTCGGCGTAGTCGCGACCGCGCGAACGCTGCGTCATGATGTAGTTGAGCATCGGCCGGATGGTGGTCGATGAGACCTGCGTCGAGCCTGCAAGGAAGGTGTTGGCGTCGAACGTCGCGGTGCGCCAGATCACCGCCGAGCCGCGGTCGATGCCGCCGTAGATGCCGGTGGTGTTGGCGATCGGGATGGCCGTGGCGAGGCCGGTGATCTGCTTGTTGCCGTTCGCCGTGCCGTCGGAGTAGATGCCCTGATCCATGGCATCTTCCAGCGCCTTCTCGGCGGCGGTGATATAGCTCTCGTAGACGTCCATCAGCTGGCCGTCGCCGCGGTTGTTCAAAATCTCTTGGTAGCTAAGGATGATCGGGATAACGACCATCTTCGGATCGAAGAACGCGTCATTGAACAAATCGATCGCGGGGTTCAGCAACTGGTCATAGCCGCTGTACCATTGCGCGGATTGCTTGCCGACCTGCAGCGTCTGGCGGATCTTCGGGCCTTCGTAGGTCTGCCATAGACCCTTTCGGCGCATGACCGCCAACAAGGCGTTGTTGTTCGAGACGAGATCTTCGTAGCCGCTCGATCGATCTTCGATCGCCATCGAGAGGATCTGTTGGTAGCTGGCATTACTGGTGACGTTGGGCATGGGTTAAGCTCCAAAGGGTTCAGATGTGGCCGTTCAAACGCGCGATGGCGTTTGCAACAGCCGCTCGGGCAGTCGGACTGGCGGTGCGCGGTCGCCTCGAAGTCCCCTGCGTGGGGCCTATCTCGTGGGTGCCGTGTATCGACCGGTCTGCTTCTCGGGTCTGAGCCGATGGGGTGCGCGTCTGAGGCGCGTGGGTGGCCGGGTGGAGCATCTCCGCCCGCCGGTAGGCGGTCTCAAGATCGAACCCGAACTTCAATTCGCGTTCGATCGCGAGACCAAGTTCATCGAAACGCGGATGGCTGTCGGCAAACGTATCGATCCCCGACCGCACCTGCGTGAATTGCTGCGCAGTATGCATCTGCTGCACGGTCTGCTGCAATCCCTCGATCCGGGCGTTGAGCGCCATGATCTGCTGGCTGGCCGCACTCTGCTGATTGCCCATCTGCAGCTGCCGGAGCTGTTCGGGCGACTGCGACAGCACGTGGTAGGCGATGTCGCGCAGGCCGAGCTTCTGGCCGTCGGGCGTGCGCAGGTTCAGATTGTTGACGATGACATCGAGGCCCGCGACCGGATCTGCGCGCAGCTTCTGCTCCATGCCGACGTAGTTGGTCAGCGCCTGCTGCAGCGTGGTGCCGTGCTCGGTCGCCATCTTGTGGAAGTGGCGGATCTTCGACATCTCGTCGAAGTCGTTTTTGTAGACGCGATAAGCCTTTACGAACTCCTCCTGCATCCGGGCCACCTCGCCGCGCACGCTCTCCGGCGTGGCGTGCCACTCCGTCTTGGCGTGCTCGGCCATTCGTGCCGGGGGCGTAGCATAAGGGGCATTTGACGGCAGTCTCTGGACCGTTGGTCCGGTTTGCGGGTTAGTCTGCGCGGCGGATGCCGGTTTAAATGCCGCATTTGAACCGACATTCGCCTGCTGACGCGGCGCGAACCGGCCGCGATCGCGCGGCTGCGCGGCGGATGGCACCGCATCGTCCGCCTGCGGACGCTTGCGGAGATTGAGGACTTCCGGCTTGGTCGGCTCCGGCGGCTGGTTGTGACCGGCTTTTGCGTCGGCTGGCGGTGCGGCCCGTTGGGCCGATCGATCGGTCTTGGGCGGAGGGCTGGACGCGCGCTCGAACGCGCGCTGGATGGCGGCCCGGCGTTCCTCGGCCGCCGTCGGCTGCGGCTTGTCGGGGGCCTGTACACCAAGCGGATTTGGCGTCGAGACCGGGTTCGGGTTGATCACAACCTCTGAGAGGTTTTGAGAACTCTGAGGGGTTGTAGCGGACGGAGCATTATTCGTCGGTACCGACGGGGCGCTGGTGTCTGACATGGTAACTTAAATCCTCTGGTTACGGCCTGCTGGACCGTGGCCGGTCGCCTGCCTTGTAGCGTTCGATCGCGCGCTTGATGGAATTGCGCCGGGCCTCGGCCGTCTCGCGCGTCTGCGACGGCCGCGTCCGCGGCTTCATCTTCTCGTTGCCGACTTCGATCAGGCCGTGGGCGCGCCCGACCGCGCGGTATTCACGCTTGGAGGTATAGAACTTGCCATCGACCTGCTCGACCGGGTCCATGGTGTCGCTGATGACGAAAGGCAGCGGCATGTTTTCGGACCGCCGCTTTTCGTGCCGGGGCTTCCTGATCCGCCACCGGCCGGGCTCGAACTCCTCCAGCTCGATCGTCACTTCGGGTTGCCTCCAGTCGTCGACACCACGACAAACGTCACCGGGATGCCGCCGCCAGCGACCTTGGTCACGGCGATGCCGCGCCCGTTGAGCGCCTCCGTCACCGCCATGCCGCGCAGCGGCACGGTGGCGGTGACGTCGACCACGGGCATGCCGCCACTGGCGACCGTCACAACGGCTGTTGCCATCTCACATCTCCCCGCGCCAGACCCGTTCGAGCATGGCGTAGTCGTGCTCAGCATGGACCGGCAG